GCAAGCGCCTTGGCGATGACGGTCTCTGCCGCGCGCATGTACTGATCCGAGGCAACGCAGTCGCCGTGGAGGTCGATCAGCACCCGCAACAACTCTTCCGTTATGGTGGTGCGGTTATCTGTCATCTGGGAACCAGACTTTGAGACATCTGGACTCCGTCCTTCGTCACCCCGTAGCCGCTGCCGGCGGGCTCTCCGTCTTCGGTCCAAAGCCCGCTGGAGAATTTTGCGAGACCCTTGCGGGCGAGAGACCGACAGGCGCGACGAACCTGTTTGCGATCTAATTTCGTATCCGCGACGATTGCGGCGAATCCCATATAACAAAAATACTCGCTACCGTTCTCAGCAAGGAAGGCAAGAACTTTGCGCTCTGTATCGTTCATGGTGCGCTCACGTTTCCATCTTTGTGAAGTCGAAAGGCTTGGACCACATTTCGTGCCAATCCTCCTGCTTCGCCGGCTTGGGCTTCTCTATGAACATATCGGGGCGGTCGAGCGCGTCTTGAATGCGGCGACATGCGATGTCGAAATACTTGGGCTCGATCTCGACTCCGATGAATTTCCGTCCCATGCGGGCAGCGGCAACGCCGGTCGTGCCGGACCCCATAAACGGGTCAAGGACAGTTCCCGTAGTCATCCCAACGCAAAATTTCATCAACGCCACGGGCTTTTGTGTGGGATGCACCTTGTCGCCGTTTGCCACGTTCTCCTCGCCCTCTCGGACGATGCCGCGCCAAAGCTGGCGATGCACGCGAATAACCTGATCAAGGTTGGTCCATGCAAGCTCGGCATCGCCGTGATGGTCGGGCGCTGTGCCGCAACGCTTGTCCCAGACCAGCCAACCGCGGGCCGGCGGCATGGCCGGGTAGTTATTGGCGCCCCATAGAATGACTTGATCGAAAACCAGCCACGGCGTCGGGTCGAATGGACGATCGTCTCCTACGATGTCGGACCATTGAGGCTCGGCCGATCGGCGACCGCCGCCCCAAGACAATCCGCTCGCGCGCCCCCTCCTGTCGGCGCCCTTCCACTGGAAGTTGATTCCATAGGGCGGGTCAGAAATGCAGGCGATCGGACCAGCCCCTAGGTCAATCGTGAGTTCCATGCAGTCGCCCAGGTAGAGCGTTATGCCCTCGGCTATGGTCTCGATCCGGCTCATTTCTGGTTCGCACTTTCCGTATGTGCGGGTTGGATCGGTGCCTTGCTTCCTGTTCGTTCTCCGTTCGTCCTGCCGGCCGCTGCCCTCAATCGTTCTGCCCGCGCTAGTGCCGGACAACATTTAGAGCACCCACACCCCAACGGCGACGGAACATAGCCGGCCGCAAATTTGCAGATGATCTCTGGCGTTTGCGTCATCCTCATCTCCTCTGGTGCGCAGAACTCTCGGGCGCGGGTTCCGTATGTGCAAACCGGACGCGGAACTTAGCCACAACCTTTTGCAGTTTTTCCTGAACCCGGTCGTCCAGCTTGTCGCCCTCGATTCCGAAGCACTTTGCGAGCAATTCAAGGTAGACGCGGATATCAGCTATCTCATCTCGGATTTCATCCGTCAGATCAGCGCCGTTCCGCCATCGCTTCTTGATCATGTTGGCGAGTTCACCGGCCTCGCCACACAGAGCGAGCGCCAGAAACCGCTCTTCCGTATTGGAGTATGCAAGCTCGAATATATTGACTGCCATCATCATCACCTCTGGTTCCCACTACTCTCGTGAGCGCGATGCCCCCCCCCACCCTTCTTCCGCAAGCCGCCCCAATTCGACCGAAAGCCGCTTAAGGCCGTCGCGCGAAATGCCGCAGTAAGTCAGGTCATAACCGCCAACGGCGATGGTGAGATCGTAGAGCGGCTGATCCGGCTTGTCGGGGGAAAGGCTGCGGCGAATGTGCCTTACCAACTCAAGGGTTTGCCCTTTGTCGTCGGCTTGTCCGGGGTCTTCGCCAAGACGGGCGTAAACGCCGTTCGAAAACTTGGTGTTGCTGAGGATCATGGCTCAATCCGCGTGAGAGACGGTGATTTCGTTCTTGTCGTTATCGAAGCGGTGATCCGCTACACCATAGCGTTGGCGGCGGTGCCGGTGTTCGGCTGGCTGGTCTGGCCGGCACCGACCAAAGACGGGTAGCGGGAATTGAGCTTGCTGAGTTCGTCGCTAAAGAATTGGCCCTCGGTCTTGTGCTTCAGTTCATCTCGATAGGCCCGGCCGGTCGCGTCGTCTCTGTCGTTGTAGATTCCAGGAGGCGGTCCGGGCCGTCTGGGATCGTCCGCCGTCTGCCCCTCGAGAATGGTGTAACCCTCCAGAATCTTCTCGGTGGCGGCCTTGCGGCTGGCGATACCCTCGTCGATCCGGCGGGCCTCGTCGTTGGCCTGGGCCAGGACGATGTCGGCCACCGACTTGGCCCGGTCGAGCTCGGCCTGCGCCTTGGTCAACTGATCCTGCGCGGCCTGCACTATGGCCTTGGCCAGATCCTCGCCCAGCTTCACGATGTCGTCTGAGTTCATGCCTCTTCTCCGTCGTAGTTCCACGTTTTGAGTTTCAGCTCCAAGCGCCGCTGCTTTAGGGCGTCGGCGATCGCGATCTGATCGACGTCGAATACGGTGACCAGCATCGCGGCGAGGTCCATGACGTCCTGATCATCCCGCAGGCGCTCGATGCGCCGCCGCGGCACGGTGGCGGCGATCTCGTCGGGGTCTATAGGGGTACGGCTCATGGCGTTAATTTTCTTCTGGCGGCATCAGCAGCACGACTGCCATGACCCCGAACAGGAAGCTGGCGGCGGTCTGCAGGGCTGGAAACCAGCCGCCGGTGGCCCAGGAATAGCCGGTACCGGTGATTGTCGTCACGGCAATGACCGGGTCCATACGGCGGAACGGGCCATAGAGCGTCTGGCTGCCCCAGTCCTGAATGCGGTCCACCAGACGCACGAGTCCGAGTGGGATCGGGATTTGCATGGTCATTTCCCTCCACGTTCGCTGCTCTTGACCGGAATGCGTTTACGGCGGCCGTTCTTGAGGCGGATGACTCGCCAATGGGCCGCCACCTTGTGGCGTTTCTTCTGGTTGGGCCGATGTCTGGTCATGTGACCCGCCGGGGAAGGGCTCATGTGATGGATGGGCATCCCCGGCGGGCCTTGTGAGCTGACGGAGCGGGAAGCAACGTCAGCCTACTCTTGCACTACGCAACGCCACACTGTTTGCGGAGGCTTCGCACCAAGCCACCCAAACCAAGCAATCCGGCCGCAAAGAACGGCAGCGCGCCAGGCAGCGGAGTGGTGGCCACCAAGGTGGCGTCGAAGTTCCGCAGCAGCACGTTGGCGTTGCAGCCAGAGCCGCACTGATTGACGCCGAGACCGTTGTAAAAGAAGCTGTAGTTGTCGTAACCGCCAGCCAGGGTGTGGAAACCTTCCTGGCCGCCGGGATCGGTCGAGCTTGCGAGCAGAGTGAACTGGAACGGATGGAGGTCGTTGCTCCCGTACACCTGCCAGCCTTCGTTCTGGGTGGTCGACCCCATCTGGAACGTGAAGCTGTTGATGTCCAACAGTCCAAGGATACCGTCCAGGTTCAACTGGACGAAGTTGCCGCCGGTGATTTCGTGATCGCCGGAGGTGTCGTTGTTGAGGCCGAGGCCATTCTCGTCGCCGCCGCCGTTCTTGCCGAACAAAGCAGTCGCGACATCGCCGGCCGTGAACCCTCGCGCGGTGAGATTGTTCCCACCAGCGGAGAAGGTCTGCGTAGTACCCAGCACGCCGAGATGGTCCTGGAAGTTCCAGTCAAGCACGGTGGCCGAAGCCGGCACTGCAAGCGCCGCCAGGATGGCGGTGGTAGCTAGAAGCTTCTTCATTTCTGTTACCTCATTTGTGTGAAAGGTTTAATTCTCACTCTGTAACCTGTTTCCCGCTGCCCTCCTTCCCGTTATCCATCCACCGTCTCGTGACGCGCGGCCACGTAGTCGATGTAGCCGCCGCCAACAACCCATTCACCGCACAAGCACCATTTTCCGTACCTGATGCAGCGGATGTCGAGCCCGTAATAGTCACGCAATTGTTGGATCAAGTTTTTGTCCTCGTGGGCGGACGTCCACTGAATCACAATCCCCCGCGAGCCCTGAAACGTGTCCCACGCCTTGCGAAGCCTTGTCCCTTCGCGCGGCATCGCGTTGGTGTGCCCCATGCCGTTGCCCTTCATCCGCGCCGCCGAGAGAGACCTCATCTCTGGCACCGCCAATATCGCCATCCGTTCTCGCGCGTGTACCAAACGCGCCCGCGCGGGCCGCAGACCGGGTCGCGAGCCCCGCCCTCGGAAGGACGGGGCTGCGCTTTATCTGAACCGGAATGTAGTATTGGGGTATGGCTGACCACCTCCTCTCGAACCGTCACGGCCGGCAGCTCAATCAGCTCGGCGACCGGCGGCGGCGGGGGCACCGGCTTCGGCGGAGGCGGCGGCGGCTTCGGGACCGATAGCCGATCCGCCTTCACCAGCGGCGGCTCGGCGAGCAACGACACCGGCGCCGGCTTGGCGGTGGACGGCTTTGCCGCATATCCGCGCAGCGACACCGTCACCAACAACACCGCGATGGCGGCGACGGTCACGGAATAGATCGCCCTCATAGCGGCAACCTCGCCGCAGTCGAATAGTCATCCGCTATCTCATCCATCATGGCGATCTCGTGATCGGCCTGCTCCTGTGTCATGCGCCCCTTGGCGACGCTGTTGGGATAGACCCTTCGTCGCCAGGCCGCCTCGCGCAGCGCGCACTTGGCCTTTTCCTCGTCGGTGAAACGCGGTTCCTCGTCAGCATCAGGTTTTTTCCGCGGCATGGGCTCACCCTGTGGCTCTGGCTCGGTCGTCTTCCATTTGTCGTAGTTTGCCATTTCACCGACCTTCCGATTCTCCCTCGTCGGCAAATGTCGGCATCGGCTGGCCGTCGAAACCGGCTTCCCAAGCGCTTGCCTCGCGCGAATGCCCCGGGTCGCGGTATTCGGGCGGCATGCCTTTGCGCGGGCGGGCGAGCTCGCGCCAGGTCACGCCGCGCTTATAGGCAACCTCGACAACGTCACCGCGGGCGGTCGGCGCAGGGCGAGGTGGATTGGGTGTGGCCTCGCCCTGCGCCTCGCCGGCCGCCTCCGGTCCTGACTCCATGGGCGGCGGCGTCTCTGGCTCGGCGGTCCCGGCAAAATGATCAAGCACGTTGCCGAAGGCCGCGCCGCGCTGGTCGGAGATCGTCTCGACGGGTTCAACGCCGAGCGATTCCGCCTCGTCACGCTGCAAGAACACGTCGATGTCGCTCGATTGCGGCAGCAACTTCGAGAGCACGCGCAGCGCCGTTTTCTTCATCATTTCATCGGGCCACTGTTTCCAAGGCGCGTCGTCGCGCGCGGCCCGGCTCATGTTGCGGCGCTTGTTGATGTCGGCCAGCGACAGGTCGGCAATGAAAACCCCGCCGTCCTTGGTGGTTGCCAGCGAATAGACGCGCCGCACCTTGCGATCTGGATTGTCGTTGCTCGGCACGTGCTTAAAGTGCTCGCCGTTTTCATCAATCCAGTGTTCGAACACTTCACCGTCATAGACGACGCCGGCGGTGATCCATTTGAATTGCCCGCTGTTGCGGAACTTGCGCAGCAATCCCTGATACATGGGAAGGTATTGGGCCTTCTGCTTGTAGGCGACGATCGCCGCGTCCTTGCCGTCCGGCAACAGCCCATCCTGCGCCGCGCGCATACAGGCGAGCCACAACGAGCGCCGTTCGCATGCGAGCAAGTCGGGGTTCAACTGCACCGCGGTCATCACCGACGAAATGAACCGCTCCGGTTTCATATGTGGCGGCAATGCCGTGCGCAGGGAATCGACGCGGTCTCGCAGATAGGTGTCGAGCACGACCAGCGGGTGGTTTTGTTTGGTTGCGGCTTCGGGCATCTCATTTCCTCGTTGGTTAAAGATGGTGCGCGCCCGGCAATAAGTGTTTGGGCATCATCTGCAGGATGGCCGGGCGCGCTTCGCGGTCGCACCTCACGTTTGGGCTTCAGAAATCATGTGGCGACCGCAAACTTTCATTGCTTGTTCTCCGTGCGGTGGTGAATCCGCAATGTTCGAATGTCTTTCGCCGGCACGACGAACTCTTTGCGATGCTGGCTTTTCCAACTGATGCTCCAGTCCGGCAGGCCGACGACGCTCGACGCGTCTCGCATTTTGAATTTCAGCATCGTTTCGATCTCGTCTTTGCGCGTCTCGAATCCTTTGATCCCCGTCATGATTTCCTCCCGCTGCTCGAGCAGTGCCGGCAGTTCGTTGTCGCCGCTCAGGTCGACCGTCGTGCCGACAACCTCGTGCGGCGCGATCACCTTGAGCAATTCGGCGTCCCGGTTATAATCTGCATCGGGTTCGCGCCGGGTGGCGACGTCATCCCAGAACTGGACGACCGCCGCTTTGATCCGCTGCTCGGCGGCAGGGTGGCGCGGCACCTCGATGAGGGCCAATGCGAGATCGAAGGCATCGACCCGCAGGACGGCGACGGCTCCGAAGGCGGCCTCGGTCAGCATCGCTTCGGTGAGGACCTGCAACTGAATCCAAAACGGCACCGTGGCGCCGCCTTCCCAGTCGCGCTCAAAGATGTGCGGGGCGGCGGTCTTGGTTTGCAAAACGCCAAGGCCGCGCGGATCGCCGTGAATGAAGAAATCGGGCGTTGCGCCAAGCCGCAAATCGGGGTCGCGATAATAGGAATTTACCTTCTCGATCTTCCAGTCCGCCCGCTCCTCGCTGACTGCGAGTGCTACCGCCGGCTCCATTAAACGACCGCGCCGCAACACGCGATCATCGGCCTGGTCGAATTCGACACCGGAATGTGCGAGGTAAAGTTTGAGCGCCGACGTGTAGGGATGGGCGCCGAAAAGGGCCGCAACGACACTGGCAGTCACGTCGGACTTGCGTGGACCATCGAGCCACTGCTGGCGGGTGATGATCGGAATGCGTTCAAGCATGGGTGTCGCCGCTCCCCGATGTGACGGGGCCACTTTGCCATCAGCAAAGTTTGACGTCAATAATTATCTTTGCCTATAGCAAAGGTTTGCAATTTGATGGTTCAATCGTGGGTTTGACGGAAGAATCGGGGGCCTTAATGGGCCGGCGGTCGGCGCCTCAAGCGCTCAAGTTGATCAGGGGGAATCTTCTTAATTTCCTCTAGAACAGAGCGGGAAGGAGGCGGGCTTTGTAAGTCCTTCACCCCAACGCCCATAGCAGTAGCAATCCTAAATAGGATTTTGAAGCTTGGGTTGTCTTTGGTTCTATGAATGAGTTGGTTCAAATACGGCTCACTGACGCCTGCAGCCTTTGCAATGGCTCGTGGCTGCAAGTCGAGAGCTTTGATCCATTCGCCGATATAGAGCTTTGGTTCGAGCTCCGATGGGTCTTGCTTCATGCGGGAATTTTCCATGGCCAAGGCCAGCGTGTCGATTTCCTTCCAGCAAAGTTTGACTTGACACCGCGACTTTGCTGGTGGCAAAGTAACGGGATGACGAAGCACCCGCTCGCCGATTGGATCGAGGCGAACACGACGCAGGCCCAGTTTGCTCGTGACGCTCAATGCTCGGAGAGCCACCTGTCACTGATTTTGAAAGGCCAGCGTGGTGTTTCGCTTTCGTTGGCCCAGCGGTTGAGCGACGTCACCGGCGGCAACATCCCGCCTAAGGCTTTCATCCGGACTTCGGATACCGAAACAGCCTCCTAAACGAGGAGTAGAGATTTTCCATGCGCCGAGCATTGCAGCGCGATGTTGGGAGGGAAATAAATTTGCTCCCAAATGGCTTGGGATGCCCGAAATCATTGGTCTTAGGTGACCCATGACTGACATGGCGGCTGCACTGCGCGAGCTCTCGGAGCCATGGGAACGTGGCGACAAAATCAAGGCGGCCATCGCCAGGGCCGCGCGCGCCGCCGGTCTCTCCTACTGGCGCGCTTTCGACATTTGGTACGGCAAAGCCCGCCGGATCGAGCCCCACGAAATCGACGCCATCCAAAGCGCACTCGCCAAGCGGCGCAAAGAGGTCACCCGCAATGAGGTCCACGATCTCAGGACCAGGCTCGCCCGACTTGAGGCGCTACTGGTTCAAACGGACGAGGAATTCCATCGGCCTCATATTGATCGACTGCGGTCACCGGATGGCGGATTGGGCGGAATGGATCGCCCCCTGGCTCGCAGACGATGAAGACTGAAACGATGAGAGCGCGACATGAGCACTCGTCCGATTGCCGACATCAGCATTGGGAAACGTCATCGAGTTGATTTCGGGGACGTTGACGCACTGGCGCGCAGCATCGAGTTGGTCGGTCTGCTTCATCCGATTGTCATCCGGCCTGATGGTCGCTTGATTGCAGGAGCGCGCCGAGTGCGTGCGTTCAAACAGTTGGGCCGTGACAAGATCCCGGTGACCGTGGTCGATCTCGAAAAGATTGTGTTGGGCGAGTATGCGGAAAATGCCGAGCGCAAGGACTTCACGGTAGCTGAAGCGGTCGAGATTATGCGCGCCGTGCGCCCGCTGGAGGAAAAGGCCGCGAAGGAGCGGCAGAAGGAGCACGGCAAGACCGCGCCGGGGAAGAAACACTCCGGGCAAGTTGCCCACAGTGTCGGCCGTGCCGCCGACAAGGCGGCGAAGGCGACCGGCAAGAAGCGCCGCACGCTGGAGAAGGCCGAAGCCGTGATTGAAGCGGCAGAGCAGGCGCCTGAATTGTTTGGCGACCTGGCAGAGCGCCTCGCCGAGGATGGGGTCAAGGTTGAGGCTATTCATCGCGAGATGAAGCAACGACAGGAGCGTGCGACTTATGAGGCACGCGCGGAGAGTGGCGGTGACGCCGGCGACCTCATCGCAATGGCGGAAGCGGGCCGGCGGTTCAAGGTTATCTATGGCGATCCACCGTGGGAATTCAAAGTCTATTCGGGGCGCGGGAAGCAGCGCAGTGCGGATCGTTATTACGACACAAGTGACCTGGAAAAAATCAAGGCGCTGCCGGTTGGGGCGCTTGCCGCGGACGATTGCGCGTTGTTTCTTTGGGGCGTCTGGCCGGAAATGCCGGGTGCTCTGGAAGTCATAAAGGCGTGGGGCTTCGACTACAAGACGGTGGCGTTTGTCTGGGTGAAGACTGGCGACAAGGCCGAAATTGTAACGCTCGATGGTGATGGTCTGCATTGGGGGATGGGGTATTGGACGCGTGCCAATACTGAATTTTGCTTGTTGGCGACCAAGGGCGCGCCACTGCGGCTGGCGCAGGATATTCATCAGATAGTGCTCGCGCCTGTCGGCGAGCACAGCGCGAAGCCCGAGGAAGTGCGAGCGCGCATCGAACGATTGCTGGTCGGGCCCTATCTCGAAATTTTTTCGCGTCGACCTGTGCCGAAGTGGACGGTTTGGGGCAATGAAATCTTCGCGGACGACTCACCGGCGGAGGCGGCCGAATGACGTTGAGCGAGGGTCAGCTTCGGTTGGGCCGTTTGTTCGAATCCGAATATGAACGGCAGGCGCACAAGCGCGGCTATCACGTTGTTCGGCATTGCGATCAGCTCGGAGTGACCGGCACGAAAGCGCCGGTTATGACGGGGCCTTATGCCGGCTATCGGCTACCTGACTTCACGTTGCTGGCAAATGGATCGTCGTACTGGAACGAAGTCAAATACAAAAGCCGACAAGCCTATTACGGTCTTGAGCAGGAACATAGGCACGGGATCGATCTTCCGAATTGGCGCGACTATCTCGTTATCGAAAAGTTGAGCGGCAATGCCGGCTTTCTCATTATCGGCGAGGGGTCCACCGGTCGCATTCTCATCGCTTCTTTCAACAAACTTGTGGCCTGCGGCCAGCGACATCGCAGCTCGGCGCAATTTCCAGAAGGAATGATGTTCTGGTCCGTCGGCGTCTTCCGCGACTGGGGCACCTTTGATCTTCGCACGGGTCAAATGCGTTTCGACTTCGGGAAGGGCTTCACGTGACCGAGATCCTCTCGACGCGACCGATATGCGCGGCGTGAGCTGCGACGGCACCTATCGCTACGTGCTGCATGGGCGCGTGCGCGCCTATGAGGCGATTGGGTGGATGTTTGCGGCCGATCTTGGTCCGATCCACGGGGAATGGTCTTGTCTCATGTGGTGGCCGTGCCAGTGCAAATGCGTGGAGCCGGAGGCTCTAGGAGGCTTCGCTTGAGATGGCAACTGTGAAAAAGGGAATTCTGGTTTCTGCCCCGCAATGGTGGAAACACTTGCGCAAGTGGAAGCGTGTGTTCTGGAAACGTCATCGCAAGGCCGAGCGGAACGAGGCGCGGTCATGACCAAGCTCGGCAAGCGACTGATCAAGGCCGCAGATGAAGCTCTCGCCATGGCACGCGGCGAAGCCACCGCGCGGCAACTCAACCTGTTCAAGGGCAAGCGTCAGCGCGGCCAGCGCGTCGACGTCTCGCCGTCCGAATTCCAACTGCAATGCGAGGTGGCGGATCTGCTGCGGCGGTGGGCGAAGCCGACGTGGGTGTTCACTCATATCCCACTAGGCGAATATCGGACGCCGGCGACTGCCGCACGTCTGCAGAGAATGGGTGTTACCGCTGGATTTCCCGATTTCATATTTCTTGCTCCACAGGGAAAGGGGCCTTTCTTCCTTGAGCTCAAGCGTAAGGGTGGCAAGTTGTCTGAGCACCAGGCGGGATTTGCACTCTGGTGCAAGTTGAATGGCTATCCGTTTGAGATTGCCGATTCGTTTGAACGTGCGCTTGCCGTTCTACAGGGATGGGGCACGGTGAGAACAGGAGTGAAGATTCAATGAGCCGCTATCGCTACAGGGTGAGGATCGATCCCGAGATTCGATTCTGGAAGCGCGTCAGAAAAGACGAATGTTGCTGGGTCTGGACCGGGGCAAAAGATCGGAATGGATACGGTCTCTTTCTGCTCAACATCAATCCGTCCCCAGACCCAAAGCGTATATGCATCCACGCCCATCGCTATGCGTGGCAACATGCCAACGGCAGGCATCCCGCAGATCTGCATGTTCTCCACCATTGTGACAATCCATGCTGTGTGAACCCAGCACACCTGTTTTTGGGAACAAATGCTGACAATGTTGCTGATCGCGACCGAAAGGGACGGACAGCAAAAGGTGACCGTCACGGTTGGAGCACCAAACCGGAGTGCATGCGTTCAGGCTCTCCTCCGCGGATGTATGGCGAAGAAAATCCAAGCGCAAAACTGACGGCGGCTGCCGTATGCGCGATCCGCGCGGATCGCCGCGCAGGATGGATCATCGCCAAGCAATACGGCGTTTCCAAAAGTCTGATCAATGCTGTTCGGCGCCGGGAGGTCTGGCGCGGGAAAGTTGAAGTGCAATGACTGATCGGGTGACCGTGGGCTGGAGATGCCATGTCGGGTGGAACGCAAAAAGTGGCGCCGATCCTGGTTCTGCGCGCTCGAGCGGAAGCCCGGGCGCTGCTCTACGGCTGCAATGAATTCGACTACGGCGAAGCGACCGATCCGCTGCTGGCGTTCGCCTGGCGGGCCGGGCTTATCGACCTGCTGGGCATCTCGGCCTGCGAGGCCATCATCTGCAATCCGTTCGCTAGGTATTTCACCGTATGAGCATCGATCGCTTCCGGGAAGGTTTGGCGAACTGGCGGGCGGTGCTGGCCAGCCTGGGCGAGGGCGACGTGCCGGCCCGCGCCACGGCCTTCGACGAGGCCGCCAAGGACGCCGCCGGCTACGTCGCGGGCGGCCTCCCCATGGCCACCGCAATCGATGCCCTCTACGAGATGGCGCAGGCCCACGGGCTGGTCGCTGCGTTGGGCGAGGACGGGCTGCAGACCCGCATCGCGGCAGCCTTCGCCGGGGTCAGGCAGGGAACTAGTTCCGCCGGGACCAGTCCCACGGGACCCGGTCCGGGAAACCCCGGCAACGGGCCCAGGCCCACCGGCTCGCTCCGCATCCTCAGCAAGGCGGACTTCATCAAGGGGTTCGTCCCCCCCGACTACCTGGTCGACGGCATCCTGCAGCGCCGCTTCATCTACTCCCTCACCGGGCAGACCGGCCACGCCAAGACCGCCGTGGCGCTCCACCTCGCCGAACTCGTCGCCTCCGGCGACTACAACGCCATGTTCGGAATGCACCGCGTCGAAAAAGGCCGCGTCCTCTACCTGGTCGGCGAAAACCCCGACGACGTCCGCATGCGCGTCATCGGCAGCGACTGCAAACGATCGGACGACCCCAAGCAGGACAACATCTCCTTCATCCCCGGAGTCTTCGACATCGACAAAATGTGGGCCATCATCGAGGCCGACGTCCGCGCCAACGGCGATGCCAGCCTCGTCATCATCGACACCAGCGCCGCCTATTTCCTCGGCAACGAGGAACTCAGCAACACCCAGATGGGGGCCTACGCCCGCACGCTCCGCCGCCTCACAACCTTATCCGGAAAACCCTGCGTCCTCGTGCTGTGCCACCCCATCAAATACGTCACCGATCCTTCCCAATTACTGCCCCGCGGCGGCGGCGCATACCTCGCCGAAATGGACGGCAACCTCACACTCTGGCGAACCAGCAACGATGTGGTCGAGCTCTATTACAACAAAATCCGCGGCCCCGGTTTCGAAGCCATGTCCTTCAAGCTCGAACCCATCAAGTCACCTTCGCTCGTCGACCAGAAAGGCCGCCAGATATCAACAGTCCGCGCCGTCTCCATCAGCCAACGCGAAGAGGAACAGGAAAGCGACAGGATCGAGGAGGACGAAGACCGCGTCCTCACCGCCATGCTCAGTCAGCCAGCCGACAACGGCGGCTCGTTCGCCACCTGGGCCGCCAACCTCGGATGGGTGATGGGGAGCGGTGAGGCCTACAAGAAAAAAGTCGAGCGCCTCATCGCCGACCTCGAAAAGAAAAAGCCCAAACTCACAGTCAAAATCCGCAACAAATGGCAACTCACCGACGAAGGCAAAGACGCCGCCCGCCAGGCCGTCCTCCGCTTCAACCGGCAACAGAATACCGGTAGCCAAAAGAACTTGTTCTAAGGCCCGGATCGCCCTAGATTCCGGAGTAGGCGGGGAATGGCTGTCACCACCCCCCGCCGCCGCTCAGACTAGGAAGCAGACCCAAAACCGGACGTACCAGCCAGTTCGGGTTTTCCTAATCGTCACGGCAATCGCGATGGGTACAGCCATTGCGATTCCTCCGATCTCGGCGGACACGGCACGGCCGCTCATCGCGCCGGGAGGTGCCTACCCTCCCGGTAGCGCCGCTGGCTCGGCGCCTCGCCTTCTGCCCGCCAAAACCTCAAAATCACCCCAAAAAAAACCGGGACAGGTTGTCGTTCCAATTCCAATTCGACAACCAGTTGAATGCTGCAATATCACCGCCGGGACAACGGCCCTTGTCCCAGTTTGTCCCAAATACAGTAACTAATTATACTACAACAAAAAAGCCTAAGACAACTTCTGTCCCGACGCCCACGCCGGAATCCATACCCGGCAGGGGAGCGGTTTCGGGACGGGACAAGTACTAGCCCTATAGGGGGGCTTGGGGGGAAATGAAGTTTTGAAAACAGTAACGCGTACCACGATCGAATTCTCTTACCGGTTGTAATGGGAAAACACCCCCCAGATATTCCGAGGGCACTGAGATAGACGATCGATGGGGGTGGCCTGGCCAGCGTCCCCGGGGGGGGCGGGGGGGGGCGCACCGGGTGCCGGCGATCAGGATCGAGCTGGAAGGAAAGCTTGGCTCGCCGCAACAAAATTGCGCGGGAGGGAGCGAGGATGTTCGCTAGCGCGAGCTGTGCTACGATAGGCGCAGCCGGACGGTGATTGCGTCACCGCCCGGCCACTTGGCACAGCAACCTGGATTGGAGGTCACCATGCCCGATGGCGATATTGCCGCGAATCCGTTAACAATCCGTCTTGAGCTGTTCATCGGTCGCCGGCGGACCGGCATCTCGGTCCACCCCGATCCTGACTGGCCCGGCATGTGGCGCGTTCACCGCGGCACCCGCGTATCTGATATGGTCAACTTGGCCCGCGCCAAGGATGCCGCCATCGCCTGGTACACTCAGGAGCAGGGCCGCGGCTTGCGCCAGGGTGATACTGCCACGTGGCGTAGGGGCGTAAAGGCGCCAGACTGGGGCTAGACGGCTTTATTTCGAGCCGGGCCTCTGGGGTGGCCATCCGTAGCCAAAGCGCACTGGCGGCCCTTAAAACCCGCCAATTATCGATCGAAAGCCGGCCACCACTACCACAACACAATGATATCAGCGGCTTAGGTGCTCGCGGCCCACTCGCGTGCTGTGCGCACCGGCCAGCTCGTTAGAACAGATGTAAAACATACCCGTAAGAACAGATGTTGAACGTCTGATTTAGTTACAAGCGCAACCAATTGCTCCGAAGCCCACCTGCTCCTGCCGACTTTTCCCGGCCCGGGCGCGCGTTTGCACAAATCGAGAGCCCCCTCTCATGTTTCCTAAATGGCACAGGGCGAGCGGCGACATTCTTGCTTGATCGTGTGCGGCTTTGTGCGGATCTTTCCGGTTTTTTCCGGTTGTGCATTTGTTGTTGTTTGATAGATTGTTGATTGCAAGCCGGGTTGGCGCCTGGCATCAAACGAGGAGCAAACAAATGACTGAGGGGCAGATCAAATGGGCGCAGCAGCATGACTGGTTTGTTGATGTGCTGGCGAGTGGCGAGGGTGTATTGGTTTGGGATGCTTATGTGACGCGCGATGGCGTTCTGCATCAAGACAGTGTGGCGTTTGTGGATTTCCGTAAATTACGGCGGTGGGCGGGATATTAGGTCGAAACGGGGCTTTGTCCCCGTCTGGCGGTTAAGCCGTCACTGACGAGACCAGATGAAACAACGATGGGCGCTTTGGCGAGTGTCCAACAACATAGCGAGGATGAACGATGACCACCTTAACGAAGATTGACGTAGCGGCATTGCGCAAGTGCGATGACATTTGCGTGCATCTTGGCGCGCGGCATCCGGACGGCCTGGTGCGGGCGATCAAGCGCAAGGGTTATGGCAACCCCGATCCGTTTGCGACGGACATTGAGCACATTGTCACGGCCAAGGTGGAGATTGATACCTTGCGCGGGCGGCAAGCTCTGGAGGCTGGCGATGTGCAGTGCTTTGCGATGATTGGCGTTTATCATTCGCAGCATACCGGCCAGTCATCCATCCTCAAGACGCTACGTGCTGGCGACGAAATTACATTCCGATTTTATCCTGACGCCCACACGAACGGTTATGTCGCGATGGGCGGCTTGCATGCCGATGTGCTCTACATGGATGTCCGGCGCGACGGCAAGACGGTTGCGCGATGGGAGTTGGACATATCGATCACGCCGGCCAATTCGGCTCGCATGTGTCGCGGCGTTCCTAATTCGGAGCATTACAACGAAGAGGCCGAATCGGCCCGCAAGGTTGCGTAAGGGCGTGATTGCAGTTGATGGGCGCTCATTTGCGGGCGCCTATCGGCGGCGATCAGGCCGGGAGGACATCTTGGCGGATGTCCACAACATAGCGAGGACAAAGCATATGGCATACGCAGAACGAAACCGGGCACTAAAGACGCTCCTGGAACAGGCTTTCGGCAAGGGCAAGGTGTCCGTGAAAGGGCATCGCGGCACGGCGTCGGGATGGGCCACCATCCGCATTGCCCATGCGCCGCGCAACCAGCGTGAGGCGCAGGAATTGCGGGCGCAGGTGTGGAAACTGATCCGCGCCGGCAAGGTCGAGATTCCGACCTACGGCTATGACGACCCGGGGTCGGACTATGGCTTCGGTAATTGCCTCCATATCCATTTCGAGCCGTCACGCGAACAGGCCGATTTCCATGGCCCGGAAGCATGGCGGCATCATCTGAGCGCGGCCGACTGGGATGCCCTGCAGGCGCAGGCCGAACCAGCGGCCAATGAAGAGCCCGCTACCGACCCGTTGGATGATTTCAACTACGTCGGATCGAAACACCACTACTAAGACATGCGGTGGCATAAGGACGAAACCGGGCGCTTGTTATGCCCGGTCGGCCGGTATCGCCGGCCCTGACGAGTCCAGATGAACTAAGCGAGGAACAACATGAGTTTTCTTAAATTTGCTGAACGATATCCCAACGCCGCGCAAGCTAAGCTCGAGGCGGCTGGCCGCAAGCTTGATGCGTTGCGCAAGCGCGGTATTTGCGCCCATGGTTGGATGCAAGGCCCTCCCGGCAAGGCAGTCTTGACATGTCTCGACTGTGGCCGGGAATTCGCCTCCAGGGACGAGCACGAAGCGGCGCGCCGCGAAGCACTGTGCAGTTAAAGGAGCGCCCGAACATGACCAAGCGACCATCCTGGATTAGCAATGACCCGAACGCTGTGAAAGTCCTAAAAGCCGCTGATAGGGCCTATGAGAAATCTAGAGCCGACGCTGCCGGCATCCCGTTAGCCGAAAAGATAGAAGCATATCGGGTCGCGCGCTGCGTTCGGCAAGCGGCTTACAATGACCTGATGGCCGTTGCTCCGGATATGACCGCAATAGATTTTGTTACGGCATCGAGGGCCAACACTACGGGCAAGGAGAATGCAATGAATGATCCAGACAGCGCGAACGATCAAGGCCCACCGACTGCGGCCGAGGTTGAGGCCATCTCGCGCGAGCTGATGGAGGCACAAGGCGCGGCGATGGCGCCCGGCCGGCGTGATTTGTTGCAGCGCGCCGCCGTCATGATCGCGCGATTAGAGCGCGCCTGGCTGGAGGCGAGCGGGCAGAGGGACCGGAGTTAGCTTTGACGGTGGCAAAGTGTACGAGAATGCGATTGCATTGCAATCGCAATCGCATTCTGTCACAGCAATGGAGCGGGCCGGCGGGATTGGCGTCCCGGCCGGCCCTATCCTTCCGCGGGCTAGGTTGCCGCGAGGACCGAAGCAGCCGGCCCGGCGGACGGAATGATTAAACATTAACAGAGGCCGCCGCTCTTGCGCCATATGGCGCTGTGCGCAATATTACCGGAACCCGGGCGGCCTTGGCGGGCGCCCAAAATGCGAGGACAATCCAATGAAACCCTTTCGACTCTTAATGCTGGCATGCGTCGTGTTGCTGCCGATTCCCGCGCATGCCGAAGCGCCTCTAACCGCAACCGAGCAGAAACAGATAGCTGATCTAACGATGCAAATGAACGTCCAACTGTCCAATGCGGAAAACTATGAAGCAAAATTACAAGCACAAATAGACCACGTGAACGCGATAGCCAACAACCGGGTATCTGGTCTGTTGGCCCAGATTCAAATCATAATAGATACCGCCGAAAACCGTGAGATTGTCCGGCGCAGTCAATGCAGTGTGCCGATGCTGGGGATCGGCTGTCCGCCGCCCGCACGATGATGCCAGACATCAACCCAATTGACGCGCGCGAGCAGACCGTTCGCATCGACAAGATGCTGACGGAGATCCATCGCAACTTTGCCGAATCCGATCGCCGGCGGCAGGAAATGCAACATGCGCCGTGGCAAGTCGCATTTGCCGGCATGACCGCAGGCGCCGCGCTGCTGGCGGCCGGCGTCGCGCTCGGCGCCACCATCGTCAAACTGTTTGGGTGACCGAAATGAAATACGAGGACGACCTCTCGGAAGTTGAACTCTTTGAATTAGAGCTCTCGCAAGCGTATGCGGCAGAAGAGCATGAACGCAACCGCACCAATCTGTATGCAGTTCTCACCGTGCTTCTGCTGCTCTTGTCGCCGCTCTTGCTGTGGGCATGGCCCGTTATTGCACCGATTGCATTTGTCGGCTGCATGATCGCGTCATCGCGAAGAACCTCGATCAAATGACCCCATGCAGGCACGCGCATTGGGAATCTGAGGCAGCGGTCGCAGATGGAATGTGCCCAATCTGCTTGGCGGCCGAACGCGATGACCTGATGAAGGCCAACGCGCTGTTGCACGCGCTTATCGGCAACCGTGAGGCCGAGATCGAGCAACTGCGGGCGGCGCTCAAACAGATCACGTCGGGAGGTTTGGGCTTGTTCGGATCAAAACAGGTTGCCCGTGACGCCCTGGAGCAGAAATCCCCATTGACCCACGTCACCGGCGCGAAAATGAAATTGCGCCCCTAGACTTACTTCTCCCGGCGCAGGAATGCCGGTATGTCCGGCAACTCGAACGGCGCGGCAGCCGCCTTGGAGGGCTTCGCGGCTGGCTCAGGTGGCGGTTGCTGCCTCGGCTTCTCGGCTGGCGCCACGGTGACCTGGGATGCCGGGATGTTGAACGGATTGGGATTGCGAACCGGCCCCCCCCGCTTGTGTTGCGGCACGACCACCGGCGCCTCGGGGTTGAGCTCGTTATGCCGGCCGACCCAATTGCGGATCGTTTGTTTTGGTATCCCGAATTGATCCGCGAGCTCGGCCGGATGCTTCCCGGAGCGGACCAATTCCACGACTTGCCGCTTGAATGCCGGCCAGCCGATCTTCGGCCGCCGCACCTGCCGCACCCCCAGCTCGGCCCGTCTTTTCTCGTCGGCGGTCGGCGGCTTCTTGTGCCGGGCATCGCGGCAGAAGCCATGCACCTGCTCGCGGTAGCCGCCCGCCGTTATGCCGTGGATCCGGTGCGACGACCACCCGAGATCGATCATGATCTTGGTCAGCCGCTGGTAGTGCTCGGACTTGCGCTTGCCCATCGGCACCTTGAGGATGTCGAGCAGCGACTGCGCCGTGATCCGCTCGATCCCGTCATGATCGACCACCCCCTTGGCCCGCTCGAGGACCGGCACCCAGACGTCGCCGTTGCGGTTCTCCAGCCGCACCTTCTCGGAATGAAGCCGCTCTAGCCACGACAGCGGAAAGTTCGGGACTAGGTCCCCTTGCTGTGCATCGCTCATGGCTCAGGTCCACCCAGCCGCCGTGACGTGCCGCTCGACGGGCCGCTTGCGTGGCACCAATCGGCGGGCATATTCTTGCACAAGGTTTCTATTCTGGGCCACCAAACACACATATTGCAAGCAATCGACCACGTGCGAGTAGCCCTCGGCGTCGAACTTCTCCGGGATTGCCCGCAAGCTCCCTTCCTTGTGGCGCTTGAAACGATAGCCGCCGCTCATGGCGCGGACCAGCATAGGGCATCCGCGCCCGTTGATCACCAGCGATGGGCCGCCGTTGGTTTGCCGCCCAAGCATGGTCTCCACAGCGCGCAACCGAGCGTCAATGTCATTGGTGGGAGCCGGAAAAGCCGGCAAACCCATGCGTTTCAAGGCATCAAAGCTGGTTTCTTCCGCAATGGTTCCCTTGGCCACCCCAGCCGGATCGCCAACAATCATCACCTTCGCGCCGGCGAACTTGTTGCTGAACAGTCGTGGCCGTATTCTTTCCTCAACCTGTTTTTCCAGGCCGATGTTGACTGCCGGAATCTCCTCGTGAACCAGCAGCCGCCCCTGATGATCGACCTGGCAGACCAAGCTCCAAGGATTGCGTCCGAAGTCGATCCCTACGAGGAGGCTGTAACCTGGTATGCAAAAAGTATCGTCCACCACGTGGAAAGAACTCCGAAACGTTGCCTTGAACACCGCCTCCCCGCTGGGGTCATCGGCATATTCGGCATAGACGTAGCGCCGCACCCACGGATGATCCGAGCCATAAAGCTCAAGAAACCGCTCGTAATACTTGCGCCCCTGCGCCAGCCGGTCAGGATGGTTGATCGGCAGCCGCGCCGTCTCCTCGGTCTGCAGCAAATGATTTAGATTTTCCGCGTTGGCCGCCATCCCGGACGGCTGCTGGAAAATCTGGAAGTCTGCCGGCGGCTCAACCATCAGCTTGTGCCAATCAGTCAGAAGCTGCGGCATGTTGGTGTCCGCGATTATTCCATAGAAGGTCGGTGAACCGCGGTTGCCGGAAGGATACCGCCCGATGCGTCCGGAGATTGGGGCAATCACGTTGACATCGCACTCGATTGCCTCGCTGATCCAACACATCGTGAGCTGCATGCTGAGCAGCCGCGCCTGGTCTGCTGCATCTTCCAGCGGGATCAAAATCCACTCGCTCTTTACGTCGCCAAAGTCCAGGTAGAACGTGTTCTCGCTCACCTTGAATTCCCCAAGCCCCGCCAACCACGTCACGCAATCCTTGAGTACAGTATCTTTGAGCTGTCGAAGCGTCTGTCTCACTATGGCGACGCGAGAATACCGATACCCGTCCGGGGCCTTGGCTTGCGCCATGCAGCGGCGCAGCAGTTCTATGACGCAAGCCGTTGTCTTGCCGCTGCCGACCGGTCCCGCCGCAATCCGCCCGAAGCTGTTCGACTTCATGAAGCGGGAGAGCGTCGGCGGCGCCGTGTAGGTGAGGGACATTTACTGCGGGCTCGTCATGCCCGGCTTAGCCCGATGCTGCTTGACGGTGCCCTTGGGCGTATCGCGCTCGGGCTTGAACTTGCCGGCATAGCTCTTGCCCTTGCCATGCTTGCGTTGCCACGCCTTGGCAGGACTGTCGCCGGCCGGTTGCTGCTGCTCCAGCCGCTTGTCACGTGGCGCCATGGTCTAATCCTTACCGATGCCGGGAAACTTGGCCTTCACCTTGGCCCGCACCTTGGCCTTCTCCGCGCTCGAGCCGTGCTTGCTGACCATCGCCAAGGCTAGTCTGGCGTGATTTTTGTCGGGCACCGGGTAGGAACCGCTCCCCTTGCCCTGCGGGCCCGCGCCCTTGCCGGGCAATGCAAACGCCGACGACGGCAGCCGCTTGCGCTGCCCGCTCGATAGCTTGGCCATCTAGTCCTCCTCCTGCCTCGGGGTTTTCCGCGGCCGTCCCGGCCCGCGCTTCACCACCACCTCGGCGGCAGGCTCGGCGGCAATCAGGTCGATGTCCTTGGGGCCCATCCTCTCGATCGGCTTGTCGTACTTCTCGACCACCGGCTTGCCCTCGCCGTCCTCGCCCATGTTTATGGTAATCACGAATCTTTCGTTGCTCTTGGCCTCCTTGGGGTCGCCGCCGAGCCCGGCATTGCGCGAAAACAGCTTGGCAACCTCGGTCGCCGCCGACAGCGATTCGTCGCTCATCATCCGCGCGCCCAGCCGCGGCAGCGCCTGCTCCAGATAAGCCGCGCTTGTCAGCTTGATCCGCTCGTTGGTGGACAGCGCCGAATTCCATTCCAGCGTGATCTGCTCGAACGCGCGCTTGTAGTACGGCAGCTTGGATATCTCGTAAAAGTCCTGCTCGCTGATGCCAAAATCCGCGAAAATAACCCTATAACTGCGGATCGCCATCGCCATCTCGCGGGCGAGCTTGGCTACGGCAACTTCATCCAAATTTTGATCGGGCGGCTCAGTAGGCTCGGACATCCGCGCACCCTATAACATTTCCCGCCAATAGGGTAGCATGGCGCCCATGGCAACCAACCCACTCGGCCAGCAAGGCGTCCTGCAGGTCGTTCCTCCGGCCGCGCTGGAGGCGCACCTCCAGCAGCAACAACTTGCTCGCTCTCAGGCGGCAGCGCCACAACAAGAACCAGCCCCCCCACAGCTCGCCGGATTCATCCGCGGCCAGTTCGAAATCTTCCGCAATCACCGCAATACCGCCGCCGGCTGGTCCAATCGCCTGCTCGAGGCCCTGCGCACCTTCAACGGCCAGTATTCGCCAACCAAATTCCAGGAGGTCAAGAAGTTCGGGGGCTCGGAGGTTTTCGCAAGATTGTCCGCCCAGAAGTGCCGCGCCGCCTCCTCGCTCCTGCGCGATATCTACCTCGGCTCCGACCGGCCTTGGTCGATCCGCCCGCCGGCCGATCCCGACGTGCCGCCCGATATCGTCCAGAAGATCGATGCGCTCATGGCCCACGAGCAGCAGATGATCATGCAGACCATGGGCCAGGCCCCCTCCCCGCAGGACGTGCAGATGCGCCGCGCCGCCCTCATGACATCGGCCGCCGACGCCGCCAAGAAGAAGGCCGCCGACCAGGCCCAGGTCGCCGAGGACAGGATCGAGGAGATCCTGCGCGAGGGTGGATTTTATCACGCCCTGGCCGAGTTCATCGTGGATCTCCCCATCTTCCCGTTCGCCTGTATCAAAGGACCAACCGTCCGGATCGCCCCCGAGGTCAAGTGGAACAACGGCCAGCCGTTGGTGCGCCAGATCCCGAAGATGGTGTGGAGCCGGATATCCCCCTTCGATATCTGGTTTACGCCGGGCGTGGCGGACATCGCCAACGCCAACGTCATCGAGAAATCACGCCTGACCCGCGCCGAGCTCAACGACCTCCTCGACCTGCCGGGCTTCGACCAGGCCGAGGTCCGCGCCGTCCTCGACGAATACGGCCGCGGCGGCCTCTACGACAATTGGGACACCACCGACGCCGAACGCTCGGTCCTCGAAAGCCGCGAGAACCCAGCCTGGAACCGCTCCGGCCTCATCAACCAAATGGAGTTCCACGGCAACGTCCAGGGCCGCCTCCTGCAAGACTACGGCATGCCCGGCATCGCCGACGAATTGCGCGACTACCACATCGACGCCTACGTCATCGGCAGCCACATCATCAAGGCCAACCTCTCCCCCTCGCCGCGGGCAAGGCACCCCTATTACATGACCAGCTTTGAGAAAGTCCCCGGCACCCCCGTCGGCAACGGCCTCGTCGACATGATCGCCGATCTACAAGACGTCGCCAACGCAACGCTGCGCTCGCTGGTCAACAATCTCTCCATTTCCTCCGGACCGATGGTGGTCATAAATGACGATCGCGTCCGGCCCGAGGACAATGTTGAGGAGCTGTATCCTTGGAAGAGATTTCACGCATCCTCCGACCCGGTTGGCAACAACTCGAAACCTCCCGTTGAATTCTTCCAGCCGCAGTCGAACGCGCAAGACCTGCTGACCGTGTTCAAAGCCTTTGTCGATCTAGCGGACGACATCTCAGCAATCCCCAAATACATCGGCGGCCAGCCCGGTGGCGGCGCAGGACGCACCGCATCCGGTTTGGCCATGCTGATGAACAATGCGAGCAAAGTGCTTCAGACCGTCGCAGCGAACCTGGACCGCGAGTTGTTCGAGCCTGCGCTGCAACAGCTTGTAGACTTGGTGTTGCTTAGTGATACGACCGGGCTTTTGACTGGCGAGGAAAATGTTTCGGTGCAAGGAGTGAGCGTCGCTATTCAGCGTGAAACCCAACGACAGCGTCAGGTTGAGTTTCTTCAAAGCACGGCTAACCCAATTGATATGGGGATCATCGGAATCAAGGGCCGTGGCGCGGTGCTTCGCAGCGTCGCTCAGACCATTGGGCTCGACGGCGACGAAATCGTACCGTCCGACGACGATCTCGAAAAACTCCAGCAACAGCAGCAAGGCGGCGGCGAGCAGCAGGCCCTCGCCCAGAAGGTCGAGGCCGGCGTGCAGCAAGGCGTGCAAATGGGCGTCCAGAAAATCGCCTCCGACCTGACCGCCGGGCTTTTGGCGAGCCAAGCCGGCGTGCCGTCCGGCCAGCGCGGCATCCTTCCAGCCCTGACCGGCGGGGCGCCGTTGGGCCCGCTCGGTGCGCCTGGCGCTCCTGGCGTCGGCGGCATGGACCAGATGGCGCGTCAGGCACAGGGCAATCAGCCATCACCATTGTCGCAAGGCAATACCATGCCGACTAGTCTGGTTGGGAATCAGCCCGCGCCTCCGGGCCCTGGAGCGCGACCGCCGGTTCCGATGGGAGGGCCACCGGGATGAAATCCCCCAAGAATACCCGCAGTTATCCAAAACAGCACTTCGCGGAGGGCGGCGACGTCCTATCGCCGGTAGAATTGGCCAAAAAATACCGCACCCCTTCCCCCCAAACGCAGCAATTACGGCAGGCGGTCGAAAAGATCGGGCCAGACGAGGAATGGGCCTACCGTATCGGCCATGCTTTGAAACAAGCGGGCCGGGGCTATAGCGAGTTTCAAAACGATCCCAACCCGCGAGGTTACGGCCCCGGCACGGGGTTGCCGAGACCCGGAGCCGTCGAAGATGAAATCCGGGGTTCTGGTAGCATTCCAGATGAACAGCAACAGACATATCCCGTGCCGGACACAACGCCTGCCAGCTACAAACGCGGTGGCCCGGTGCGAACAAAACGTTGATCAACCCAAGGAGTGAAACCATGCCGTCCTATGAGGTTAAATCCCGTGTTACCCACGCCGCCACCGTCGAGACGATCGAGGCGCTGCATCGCGAGGATGCGGTTCATCAGGTCGTGGCCAACGTCACCGCCACTCCGGGCGACGAGGTCGACGTCCTGACCGTCACCGAGCTGCCCGGCACGTCCGGCGGCGCGACCGGCGCGACCGGTGCCACCGGCGGGGCGTTCGATGCTTTTGGAACTCAGGCGCACGCGCCGGAAGACAGGGTGACCCGGGCGCAGCTCAACGAGATGACCAAGGACGAACTGCTGGCGGCAGCCGAGCGGGAGGGTGCCGAGGTCAACCACAACTGGAACAAGGGCGACATCGTCGACGCGATCGTCAAGCATCGCAAGCACGCGTGAAGCTGGGGTGGAACTGCATACTGCGCAACGAGGCGGCGGTCCTGCCGCGCTGCCTCGCTAGCATCATTCCGCATGTCGATTGCGGCATCGTGGTCGACACCGGGTCGACCGACGGCACGCCTGATATCGTCAAGAAAGCGTTCGCCGACGCCGGCAAGCCGCTGGAGCTCGGTGCGGCCGAATTTATCAACTTCTCGGATGCCCGTAACCTTGCGCTGCTGCTTGCGCGGGCGAGTACGCTCCCGTGGGACTATTTGGTACTCTCCGACGCCGACATGACTTTGGTCGTCGACGATCCCGACTGGAAGCGGCAGCTCAACGGTGGGCTCGCCTACGACGTGCGGCAGGTTGCCGGAACGCTGAACTACTGGAACCGGCGCATACTGAACCGCAATGCTACCGGTGACTATAAGTGCCCCACGCACGAATTTTTAGACGTGCCGACGGCTGGCAATATCGACGGCATCTGGTTCAAGGACCACGCCGACGGGCACAACAGGCCGGGGAAATTTGAGCGGGACATCAAGCTGCTCGAAGAGATGCTGAAGACTGAGACGAATGAAGGTCTCATACAGCGCGCCCATTTTTATTTAGGCCAATCATATTTCGATGCCAAAAATTGGGGGAAGGCGGCCGAGCACTACAAGATACGCGCCTCGCTCGGCGGTTTTGCCGAGGAGCAGTGGAACGCGCAGCTGCATTACGCTCACGCGCTTGGCAATTTAGGCCGCCATGCGGAGTTCCTTTGGGAGATGCTGCGGGCCTATCAGATGCGTCCGTCGCGGGCTGAAGTGCTGTACGACGCAGCTAGGTTCTTCAGGGAGCGCGGCGAGAACCACTCGAGCCTGCTGTTCTCGGAAGCCGGCATGCAGATAAAGCGGCCCGACGACCAGCTGTTCGTCAACGACTTCGTCTACAAATCGGGCTGTCGGGAGGAGTTCTCCATCTGTGCCTATTACGCAGGCGGTAAAATCCGTGACCGCGGCGCGCAGGTCTGCAACGAACTGGCGCTCGAAGGCAGCGAGCAGGCGCGCGGCAACATGTATTGGTATCTGCGCCCTCTGTCGGAGCACGTCCCGTCGTTCAAGCCCAAGCGGTTGCGCTTCGAGCCGCCCGAAGGCTGGGCCGCCACCAACCCGTCGGTCATCAACTATCAGGGCAAGCCGCTCGTTCTCGTGCGTACCGTCAACTACACGATCACGCCGGAGGGGGTGTATGCGATCCGGGGTAAGGATGGCACTTGCAGTCCTGATTGGTTTGTCAATCCGATCAATACTCGCAATTATCTGGTGCATTTATCCGACGCTTTGGACGTCATCGAGGTAGACGAGCTGCCATTGCCGGAGAATTGGCCGGAACCGAAGTTTCATCCGGTGCGCGGTCTGGAAGATAGCCGGTTGTTCGAATGGCAGGGCGCCCTGTGGACGATCTCGAACGTGCGCGAGCTCAACGCGGAAGGCTGGTGCGAGCAAATTATCTCGCCGCTCAACGCGCGTGGCCGGCCTTGGAAGAAAATTCTGCCCAAGGAACGCAAACACGAAAAGAATTGGATGCCGTTGGTCGACGGGGACAATTTGCATTTCATTTATCGGCTTGGGACGGCGCTCAAGGTCGATGGCAGCGTGTTCAACAACTATGATCCTGGCTTCGATGCCAGCCACATAAGCGGGGGATCGCAGGTCATCGAAGTTCCTGGAGGGCTCCTGTGCCTGGTACATGAGGCGAGGACGATCCCAGGCCGGTCCAACCGCTATTATCAGCACCGGTTCGCCCTTATGGTGCATGGTGCGGGCATTCGGCTTTCGCCGCCGTTCGTGTTCCACGACAAGCAGATCGAATTCGCGGCCGGCCTGGCGTATTTCCCCGACAAGCGGCAGCTGATGGCAAGCTACGGCGTGATGGATCGGGAAGCCTGGACGGCGGCCATGGACCTGGACGACGTGCTGGCGTTCATCGAGGAACCGCGATGATCCTATGCAAAGATTTCTTTGAGACGCGCGACCTCGGATTTCGGCACGCGGGTGATGCGGCCGAACTTGATGGTGCGTACCTGATTCATCTCGATCGCGTCGCGCATGGTTTTGTACGAGACGCCAATTTCCTCGGCCGCGCCGGGGATGGAGAAAGCGGCGCCAGTGCGCCGCCGCTTTTTCGGTTTGGGCGCAGAATTGCTCATAGGCTCACCGCCCTAAAAATGATCTATCTCCAGCATGATACGGAAAATACTGGTGTCAACGTCTATCTGAGGCAAAACGATGGTTGCCGCCATTGACACGGGAAGACAGCGGCAATGAAGGGCAACATCGGACGCGTGAGGTGTTGTTATTTTCCGGCATCCGACGTGCAGGATCAACCTCGATGACTATCCTCGCCGTGACCGGCTTTATCCCAATCCCCGGCCATCCCCGCCCGGCGCAGTACTACGAAAGGCTCGGCGCGCAACTGGCCGCAGCCGACATCAAGTTGCTGCGCCTCGACACCGCGCTTGAGGCGTGCTGGCTCTACCGGCATCTGCAACGGCACGGGCCGGTGACCCACTCGACCGCCGACAACCCGACCAAGAACTCGCTCGCCTACCACATCGTACAGGCGGAGAAGTCCGAGCTCATCGCGGACGCCGCCGAGCTGGTTCCCGGCGCCGACGTCATCGTCTGGATCGATCTCG